TTGCTTCCAATTATCCGCCTTCACGTTTAACGTATCATGACTGTGTGCCGACGGTGGAAAACTAGCCGGTTTGCCGCTTACGCCCGGCCATGGCACGCTGTCGGCAGCTTCAGCCAAATCAACCTTTCCGTTGTCATTGCTGTCGTAGACGCTTTTGAGCATGTCGCCAGCGCCAACACTGGCCAACCTCTTGTCGATTGCCTGCTTTACTCGAAGCGGCGTCATGTCGGTTGAATGATCTTCCCCTGCTTCAGCTTGCGCTTGGGTAGACAGCCCCCTGTTCACCTGCGCGCCTGCCGAAATGCCTTCCAGCTTCGACTTATCTGCGGCGGACATCAGGCCATTAATGGAAGTCGTAGCCGCTGTCATGCTTGCCTTAGCATTCCAAATGGCCTTTTCTGTGTCCGTTACAAATCGGTTGCCTGGGTCTTGAACGATAATAGACGGCGGATGGGTCGCCGGGTGGCTGTAGTTATTTGCGCCAGCCGAAATGCCATCCAGCTTCGACTTATCTGCGGCGGACATCAAGCCATTAACGGAAGCCGTTGCGGCAGTCGTGCTTGCCTTGGCATTCCAGGCTGCTTTTTCCGTGTCCGTCACAAATCGGTTGCCAGAGTCCTGAACAATGATAGACGGCGGATGGGTAGCCGGGTGGCTGTAGTTATTTGCGCCAGCCGAAATGCCTTCCAGCTTCGTCTTATCTGAGGCCGACATTAAGCCATCAGCCTCAACTGTAGCTGCTGCCGTCTCAGCCTTGGCATTCCAGGCCTCTTTTTCCGCGTCGCTTACAAACCGGCTGCTTGCATCCTGGGCGATAATCGCCGGAGGATGGGTCGCGGGGTGAGTGTAGTTATTGGCCCCGGCGGCAATGCCGGCGAGCTTGGTTTTTTCGGCTGTTGTATAGTCATTGGCCGATAATCCCTTGCCAGCGACCTTGTCTACCTTGCCTGCAAGCTGCATGGTCATCGTACCGGCAAAGTCCGGGTCGTTATTTAAGGCGTCTGCAATTTCCTGCAACGTATCCAGGGCATCGGGAGCCGCTCCAACAATGGTCTGGATACGCTGATCCGTTTCGCTTTTGGTATAAACGCTCGTTTTGTCCGCTTTTGCAACCAGTTTCGAATCTACGTCCGTTTTGTCCGCTTTGCCCTGCTCGACTGCAATAACTCTGGTATCCGTCAAGCTTTTATAGCGGTCAAGCTCCTCCTGCGTTGTCGTTGCAGCCGCCTGAAGCTCGTTAATATCGTCCGCATCCACCTGGTCTCCCGGCGTCTGGTAGGTCATATAGACAACATCGGCGTCCGCAAAAATACGAATGTATCTGCGCCAAGGCGTTTCCGCAGGTACAGACACCGTAAAGGCCGTTACTACCTCGCCAGTCATTTTGGGCCCGGTGTGAGCCCTGATCGAGCTGTTCGCAATGTTATCATGTGCCAGCAAACCTTCAAATTTGCCAGCAACAAGGGAAAGCTCCTCCTGTACGGTATAGGCGGTACCGTCGGCCCTTTTGTTCAGCTTAGGCTTAAAAACATCAACTTCATCCGGATAAGGCATCACCTACACCTCCAATTCCACATTTGCCAGCGCCGGGATGTCATGGTCAGACAGCGGCACATTGCCCGTCCCGCCATTTAGCGTCAAGCCGGAATAGTCTTGAACTCCCGGTATGGAAAGCAGCAGCACGCCGATAGCGGCAATGCTGACATAGGATGCGGAAAATGTAATTGAACGGAAGTGCGCCTCAAGCGCCGCCGTAAATGCATCCGTCACGCCTTGCAGCGTGTAGCCTGCTCCCAGCACGATACGCGCCGCAGCAACAACCGGCGCAGCCGTAGCGGAAACGACCGTTACCGTTGCCCCAACCGGGCGTACTGTTTCGATATATTCCGCAGTTTCGGCTACCAGCACAGTGCTGGCTGGCGATTTGTTGCTATCCACAATAATGACTTTAACGGTGCCCGGCCCATCCCACAGCGGCTTAACCTTGGCATCTCCTACGCCGGTAACGCTAATAGCCCAGTCGCGGTAATCTGCGGCGTTGCCGCCGCTGGACGGGTTGCGCACCCGGTGAAGGTATCTCGTTCTGAGCGACTCATCGCTTTCCCGGTCTTCGCCGGGAACAAGCAGCTCGCCAAGCTCTGCCCGAGCCAGTCCCGGTATAAATTCCAAAGGCAGCAGCTCGCCAAAATAAACATTGCCGCCTCTTCCCGCCACATCGCAAACCAGCACATATTGCCCGCTCCCGAGCTTGGCGGAAACCGTATAGCTATAGCCGCCCCCGCTATACCGGCTGCCAATGGGAACCTCAAGGGGCTCATTGCTGCTGCTGTAAAAAGAGCCCTTCCGCTGGGCCGCATCAGCCGGACGCCGGATCAAGCCAAAGTCCGCCGCCCGCAAGTCCAGATATTCACCGCTGCTGGTAGTGCCAAAGCCCAGCCTCAGCTGAAGCTCCATATCCATATACATCTGAGCCATTTCCGCCGCTGCCGGAGCGCAGGCATCATAAATGATGCTGCCTTCGCGCTTGTCGATCGTATCCGGTATCCGGTCCAGCATGCGGTTCAAAATCGCCTCATAGGTTTGCGCTTCATGCAAAGCCAACCACCTCCTCTTCAAAGCTTCCATAATCACTATGGACGGTAAACGTGACGACAGCCTGGTCTCCCCGATGACTGACCTTCACTCCCTCCACAGCAATAATCCGATCATCCTGCAGCAGCGCTTCCTCTAGCATCCGCTGGGCCTCTAGTTGCACAAAAGAAGGCTGACGACCAACCAGGTCCGCCAACTCGCTGCCATAATTTCCGCTGTAGATAACATGACGGAAGCGCTGACTTTGCAATAGTTTAAAAACGGCTTGCTTTATGGCATCCAGCCCGTCCGTTCTGCCCGTCATAACGCCGCGCTCCAAGTCCATACGCCAGGTAGCTGACGGCTGCTTGACCTCAGCCGTATGTTCGGTTAATGAACCTCCCTGCGGTATCATGGCTTCACCAGCCGATCCAGCAGCAGATAGCGCTGACCGCCCTGCATGCGCAGCAAAATGACCGCATCCCCGGCCTCAAGCCCTCTGCGAATGAGGATAGTTGCGGAGGAAGCTTGATCCGAAATACTGCCCGGTCCAATAGCTTCACCACTGCTTAAATCTATTTCAAGCGCCGTCAGCGATTCCGGCACAATTAAAAAATCCGCCGGAAGCGTAAAGCGCTGGTCGACTTTTACGCTGAGCGGATTTGCGGATACCACTTCTCCCTGGAGAAGCTGAACGGGATTGCCCGCTTCGACAGCGCCAATCCCTGCTTTTTTGATTAATTCCAGCATACTCATCCTAGATCACCTTCACATCCAGCGCCATCGTATGGAGAGCGCCGCTGAATTTATGACTGCATTCGTCAACCAAAAACGGCTGGTTCAAGCCCAGCCGCTCGATAACAACATAGATATAGCTTCCTGCGCGCACCTGTAAATCGCCTAGAGCGTTTAACTTCATCGTTTTGCTCTCGCGGTTATGCAGGGTTGAAAGCATCTTCAGCAGTTCGCCGATTTGCCCCTCGTTCTTTTTCTCGTCAACCGATTGATACAGCTGGAGCATGCCCCACTTCGCTATGGTTTCAGCATCCTGCTCAATGTACAGCTCACGATTACCTGTTTTTTTGTTGTCCTGATAAAGGACAATCCGATTGTACGTGTCCTGGTCGATGGACAAGCTGGTGCTGTAATCCGTCAGCAGGCTGCCTTCACCCAGGTAGTTGTCCGCTACCATATCCTCGATATTCCGCAGTGCAAGGGCTCCAAAATCATCATAAAGCACATAGTTTTTTCCGCCGTGAATCAAGGTCAGGTCAAGCGCCTTGTTGCAAATATCCAGCAGCTTTTTCCCATCCTCCACCATTTCCGGAATGAGATACGGCGTCGTTTCGATATGACCGGTTTTCAGCTTGAATTTATTTGCCACTTCCACAATGATTTCAGACGCCCGCTTGTTTTTAAAAATGAAGGTGTCCGAAGCCATGAGGTACCGGATCTGATCGTAGGCCTTGACCTTAACGGTCTCGCCGCTGCCGCCCTCCAAGGTGAAAATATAGCCGTGGAACACCGGCTTGTCGCCATATCTGACCTGAACGATATCACCGTTGTTGATGGCAAAAGCACGCGATTGGTACAGTCCCTCGGTCACCACCGTAAACTCCAGGCTGCCTGCCCTGCCGATCCGGCTTGTTTTCCAGGTGACGTCTCCGGCAATTTGCGATAAATCCCAGACGTTCCCGTTTTTATTGTCCAGCAAAATGGTAATCATGGCAGTTTCAGCACCTTTCCGATGGGCAGCCTTCTCAGTTCGGCGTCGGAAATGCCATTAAGCTTCTGGATTTCGCCCCAGCGGGCGCCGCTTCCAAGCTGGGTCTGAGCCACCTTCCATAGCGAGTCCCCGGCCACCATGACATAGGTTTTGGCCTTTTCCCTCTCGTCCGGGCGCTGTGCGTTGGCGGTAGACGCTTTGTTGTCCTTGATGGTCACCTTTTTGGCGGCATGAAAGACGTAATGCTTCAGTTTGATCGTGTATTCAATATCTCCATTGCCGCCCGCTGTTTCTTTCCATGAAAAGGATTCGATGCTTGCCGGCGTATTGTACACGATTCCGGCTTTTCCCTCATTCCCGGAATCGACAATCAGCCGAATTGGACGTTTGCTCTGCATCCAGCGGCTAATCTTCAATACCAGTTCTATGGGCGGCTCCCAATTTGGCGGAACGATTTCATTCCCTTGCAGATCCTTCTGCTTTTCAAAAATAAAAGGATAAGGCTGCCCCGGAAAAAAGCTGCTGAAGCCATATTCCGAAAGCTTGCGCTCCTTAATGACGTTAATTTCGCCCAGACCAATAACCTCGAAGGTGCTGCTCTTCACCCCGTCCGACACTTCAAACGAAGCAGGCAGCACCGGGATAACCAGCTTTTCCTTAAAATTATTAAAGCTTAATTCTATACGGTAGCTCATCGGTAAACCCCCTCTGCGGAAGACGAGATTTCGTCCTGAAGCATCGTGGTGATCGCCTGCACCATAGAGCCAACATCCATGCCATTGCGGATATCTCCGGTTTGAACATTGACGGAAGGCTGGAGCGTTACGAAGTTTTGAATATTTTTCATCTCCGCCAGCTCGCGCATCATCTTGATATCTTCGCTGCTGATGTCGACGGTATCATTGATTTTGCCTACCTCGTCAAGACGGCCTCCGGAAACAGCAACGGCATTTTGCTCGGCAAGAACGTTGTTTGAGGCGGAGGATTCGGTTGGCAGCTTGGGTACTAACTCTTCCTGAGATAGCTCGTCGGCTGCATTTTTTGCAGCACGTTCTGCCATGAAATTCTCTTGGTCCTGTAGTCGCGCTTCCTTGTTAGCCTTTGCGCGAAGTTCAGCCTGTTGCTTCTGATCATCCACAAAACCCATCATATCTTCAGCCAAATTCTCCATGCTAAAATGGCCAATGACATCAAACTTTTTCCCGGTTAAAAGGCTTATTTTCTCAAGAACCCAATTGAGTCCATCAATAATTGTGTTGAACACCGCGTCATATATTTTGCCTATTGTTTTGGCCCATAACATAAATGGCTCCATCATCCAAGCTGCCAGCGTCCACATAAACACAAGGAGATTGTCCAGCATGTTCAGAATAGCGTGCCAGGTTTTAAGGAAAAAGAGTCCGACCTGATCATTGTTTTTCGCCAGGTTTACAAGCGCCATAACCAAGCCAATAACGAGAGATATAATCAGCATAATTATATTGGCCTTCATAGCGGTGTTTAAGCCATTCCATGCATTTTTGACCCCAACTACAGCGAGTCCATGTAGCTGTAAAGCAACGGATGAAAGGAACGTGTAGGTTTTACTGATCAGTTGCAACGCGTTATATGCCTGAATGGCCACACTTGCGCCTTCATATACCGAACCAAAAAAGCTCCAGTTTTCATTAATAAAATTGGAAACCGCTTCGTTCTCGGAAATAAAGCTTTTATACATTCCCGATAGCTCCACCATCTGTTCCGAGAGGTTGGGCAGCTTGGCCTCTACCTCAGCGGCTTTGGCGGAAGCGGCTTCAGTCTGTTCTACAGCCTCAGCGCTTACCCCGGCACCGCCAGCTCCTGCTTCTCCTGCAACAACCAGCGCCGTTTCGGCGGCTCCAACGGCAAGCGCAGTCGAAGGGCTTCCTGCATTTACAGCAGCGCCCCCCGCTCCTCCGCCAAAAGCTGCGCCTCCCGCAACCATGGCCGTTTCGCCTGCCAGAACGATGCCGGTTTCAACTGACCCCGGTAATGCCGGTACGGAAGGTCCCGCAGGGAGCGCCTTTGCCGCCTGCTTCTCCATATCCTGCGTCCGTGCAGCACGTTTCCCGGCTTTGAGCGCTTGTTGATTACCAGGCATTAAGCTAGTTGAAGCGGAAGATACCGGGGAGGGGCCAGCCCCCGCTCCGCCATTAGCGCCTGCTCCCCTTTGATTCGCCAAGCTCTTGAAAAATTGGCCTAGTTGATCGAGGGAGGTCGTTATTTTTTGCGCTTCCTGATAGATTTGCCCCAGAGCGGCGATCAATAGCTTCCCCAGTGTATCCAGGGTGGTATTAACCATCCCGCTTTCCGTTGCGATTTGAAGCACGGGAGAGTTCAGGCTCTCCTGTGCGGTCAGCAGCTTCTCTACGGTGACGCTCAAATTGGCAACATCTCCAGCCTTGTCCTGCGCCGAATTGTTCGCATCCTTTTTTGCGCCCTCCTTGGATTGATTCGTCGGAAGAAACGTAGACAAAATTTTGCCCAGCTCCTCGATCTTTTCACCAAGTTTTGTAGCATTGTCTTTTGGATCGGATTTCTTTTCACTATTTGCAACAGCCGTCGCCTGGCTTGCCGCCATAACGGTATTGGCAGCCTGCACGGTATTCACAATCGTAATAGAGCCTGCCGGGTTTCCTCCCCATGTCGGAATGGCTGCGCTCATAGCTTGCAGCTGCCGGGTCGCCTGCTTGATCGGTTCCACCAGCTCTGTCATTGCCTTTTCTACCGATTCCAACCCCTGCTGCGCTCTTGCAGCTGCTTTGGAGTCAAAGCTCTCCAGAGCTCGCAGCATGCCGGAGGCGGACGCAGCCGCTGATTGCATGATTGCAGTCATTCCGGCCGCCGATGCCAGCATTCGCCGCTGTTGAACCGCCATTGCTTTTGCTGTACTCAATTTTTCACCACCTTTATATAACGCATGAAGAGAGCAGGAACGATATGCAGCACCAACAGCACCATCCCGCCTCATCGCTCAGGCGGCTAGTGCCGCCGACAGTGTTTTCCCCGTTTTCCTGCCCTCTTCTACTTGCGCTTCGCCGACTTTTTCTCCGCGGCAAGCCGCTCCTGAATGCAGGCAATCATAAACGCCTTTTCCTCACGCGTCTGGCTCATATATTCCCGCGGCGTCATGTGAAATTTCATGAGGGCGTAGTACGCGTAGTTCGCGTCGCTATCGCCCTCCCTGATTAGTTTTTTGCTTCGTCCACAAGCTCCTCAAAGTTTGTGTTGTAGCCGGAAATTTGTTGGATTTCCTTGGACAGCTCCTCGATTTCACCAGCCAGCAGCACCTTTTGCAGGTATTCATCGGCATCCGTGCAGCCGAGCTGACGGATGCTTTCCGCATCCTTAAAGCTTGGCACAACCGTATGATTGATAACAATAGCTTTGGAAATGGCGCTGGCGTCGATCTCCACCTTGCGGTCCTTGCTTTTGGGATTGATCTTCATCGCCCGCTTCTGATAGGCAGCCATATCGTCGGCGCTCATCGCCCGAATGGTGAACTTCAGCACGTTGCCATCCTCATCCTTAAAACGAGTGGAAATCGCCACCTCCGCTGTCAGGTTGTCAACCGGGTTGCTATTCAAAAATTGCTGTAATGTGCTCACTGTCTAGTACCTCCCATTAATTAATTGAATTTTGTAAAATTAGGGCTTATTGAGGTGGTTTAGTTCCTTCAAGGTCGTAAACTTATCCGGAATATCGAAGTCTTCAAAAGTAAAAGGAAGCTCCTCCTCCAGCGAATCCTCAGCCGTGGCGTCGAATTTTGCCAGCAGGATGCTGTCCAGGTTGCAGCGCTTAAGCACCACGGTTTGCTTACCCGCACGGGAAGACGGATCTTCGTTCACGATGGTCAGCTCAAAGTAGAAGTCCTTGCCGGTTTTGACGTAATCTTTTGTCAGCTCCCGGAACTTGGAGGTCATGTAATAGATGGTCAGCGTGCCTGTGCCCGTCCAGCCTACTGTCTTTTTGCCAACGGTTGTGCGGCCCAGCATGGGGACGTCCGCTTTTGTTTTTTCAATGGTTGCTTCACCCGTTTTGGCGTAAAACAGCTCCTCCTGCTGGCCGTTGATCGTTACCGTTGCTTTGGCTTGTTTGCCGCTGATGGTGTCTTGCACGTTCATATAGGACATATTAGTTTACCTCCACTGTAATATAGATTTTTTCAATAGCATCCACGGGCTGAACGCTCAGCTCCACCAATACGCCGTCGCCTTGGCCTTGAATCGGCAGCACCGCGATGTCCGTATCGGAATCGAAGTTTTGGATCGCCCCGATATTTTGCAGCCCCGTCAAATAATTGACGCATTCGTTGCGCAGCAAATTGCGGCCGTCGGCATCATTAGCCACCTTGCCGATGTAGAACGAGCTGAATACTTCAGCAAAATCATTGTTAATGGCATCAAGTACGCGAACAACGCGGTTTTTGCCAAAATGGCGTCCCTTCTCCGGAGTAAAGGACGTAAAGGAGTTGATATCCTGCTCTACGACAGCTCTGCCTTTGTCCTGGGTGAAAACAAACTCGCCGTTTTGCAGTGCCGCAATCGTCTGCGTATTGGTATAACGCGGATTGGCGTCCACTGCGCCGTCATACGCGGCATAGGTAAGCGATTCGTTGGTGCCGGCGCCTGCCGCCGCACCCGCTGTCCAGGCAACGGCCTCAACCGCGCCAAGCTTTGTTCCGTTTTCCAGCACAACGCCGTTTTTGACGCTGATGATGCCTTCATAATCGCCTTGCGGATAACCTGCTAGCACCAGCGTTGCTTTACGGCCTTCCACATCGCGCAGCGTGCGGATAAAAGAAGCGAATACGCCTTTCAGATCCGTATCGTCGGAAGGGAGCGCCATTGCATTAAACTGCTGCGTCTCAACCGCGCTGAGATAATCCATATAATCCTGAACCGTTGCGGTGCCGTTGCTGCCGCCGGTCAAAGGAGCGCCCGCCGTTTCCTCCAGCGCGCCAGAAGCATTCCAGCTAACCCAGTCGTTGCTGGCCAATCCGGCAATGTCCGATACCGTTTGAACATCCTGCACGGCTCCCGCTACCACTGTTTTGACGTCAAACAAGGCTTCATCATCGGCATTTGCCTCTACGATAATGGAAATGTCATTTCCGCGAATGCCGCCGTAACGTGCCGTTGCAACCAGCTCGCCTACTGTAGCCGATGCTTTGACGCCGGTGTTAACCCGGTAAAGCAATAGCGTTTTGGCGCGCTTGAGACTTTCTCTAACCAGTTGCAGCTCCGTTGCGGCCGCGTAACCCAGCTTGTTCAACGTATTTTCGCCAGCCTCCAGCGTTACGATTTCCTTGGGCTGTCCCCAGGATAGAACGAGCGGCATTGTAACTACGCCTCTCTCTCCTGCTACTCCAAGCGGCTGCGGCGTGCTGTTAAAATTGATATAAACGCCTGGTCTTACTTTATTCTGTGCGGTCCAAGTTCCTCCGGTCATACTATTCCACTCTCCTGTTTTTAAATGTTTGTACAGCTAGCTCTGCTTCTGAGACCGTGTAAAGCTCCCCGTCTTGCAGCAAAGCCTGCAGTTGATTCTTTTCGCGCGCGCTCCATCGTCTGGAAGCGAGCAGTTGGCGCTTGGAGTACCTTCTTTCCTGCGGCGCATGCTGCCCATGCGCCTCTGCGATTGCCTCTGTCCCGCCCTTGCGATCGACTTCGGAGGCTTCGCCCCTATGCTTGATTCCATGAGCTTTGCTGCTGCCCTTTTGTCTTCCATCTTGTTGCGATGTTGTCCATTTCTTCATTTCAAACCCGCCCCCTGCGCCAAAGCCCCCATTGTTGCAGCGGCTGGTTCTGACCGCTTTATTCGCAGCGTTATTTCCCAACTGAAACGAAGCCGGCCATCCTTGATTTCGTGCTTCAAGCCCGTGGAACGGTACGTGAAACCATCCACCTCGATTTCCTGAAGCAATTGGTACAGCTCTTCCGCCATGTCATGCAGCGCGGATGTTTTTCCATCGCCATCGGGCACCTGATACTGAATGCTGAATCCATGCGTTCGGCTGCAATAACCGCCCAGCATGGACGCCTGAGTCATGGTCAAAAGCTCAAAAACCATTCCAGGCGAAATTCCGGCACCGGCAACAGGATCATCCACAATGGACAGTCCGGCAAAATGGCCCTTCAACCGCTCCATAATGCCAACTCGAAAGCTGTTAACCGTCATTGCAATCACCCATCCCTCCTTGCGTATTTCTCTCAAAATAAGAACGTGTGTTCTATATTTCGACATCTAAAGCTTATCACAGGAAGATCACCAAGTGCTCCCCAACTTACCCCCATTTTCCCCTCGCCTGTTCAACAAGAAGGAGATGATATACAGCCTATTGCCAATCCGCCGGAAAAAAGAAAACGCCGGGCTTCTGCCTCGCAAGGCGCCCGGTGCTCCATTGGTTTTAATGTATCGTAGCAGCTCTTATCAAGCAGCAATCGCTCACTCCGTACCTCCGTCCAGCTCCCATTCCAGCATGCCCCACATTTTTAAGGTTTGAGCCACGGATAACAAGCCGTCATTGATGCGCCTGTCGACTGTTGAGCTTTTGTCGCCGCGTTTCATATAATAGAGTGTTTCGGAGTACGTATGCCCCTTCAAATAACGAAGCGTAATGGCCTGCTTGGATTCATCGTCGCCGATCATATCTACAGCTCTCTCCAACGCATTCCGAAGCAAATCGCATTTTTCGGCGGCACGCTTCTGGTTTTGGGCCAATTGAACGGCATTGGCGGTTTTATTGGCGTATAGCTCGTCCGCATCTAATCGGCGCGTTGACTCCGAGTTATAGATCGTTTGCTTCAATAACTCCTCATGACGGCGAAAATCCTCCACTACAAGCTTTAACTCCTTATATTTGCGCAGCATTTGCTGGGCTGTCTTTTTTTCCTTTATATTTGGTTTAGCCAAAAATTGAAATGTTGCGCTGCCTGTTCCGTTTACCAACGTCATCGCCCCCATTGTTCTTATTTCTTTGTGCAGTTGTTGTACACGTTTCTTGTACTCTATATCCTCAGTATAAGTACAAGATTCTTGTATGTCAATTGAAAGTACAAGTAATTTGTATTTATTGTTGCAAAATCAACTGGATATAGTACAATAAAGATGTACTTATGCGCGGGGAGAGATTACGTTGTTCAGAGCCGACCGATTAACAGAACGCCGCAAGCAGCTTAGATTAACTCAGGAACAGCTTGCTCAGCAGGTCAACCTGACCAAAGCCGCAATTAGCAACTACGAGCATGGCCGAAGCGCGCCGCCGCATGAAACATTGGCTGCGCTAGTTGATGCGCTTCAGACCAATGCGGATTATTTGCTAGGTCTGTCGGATTCCCCTGCTTCATCCGGCGATGCGCAAGGCTCCCTTGCAGCTGATGCGGAGGGCAAGCTGCCCAAAGAGGCCGTTGCTCCGGAAGCGGGCATTTATATCGCTTACCTTGGCGGACCTCCCGAAGAGATGGATGAAGAAGAAGCTGAGCATTTGAAGCGCGAGCTGGAAATGTTTCGAGCTTTCAAAGATAAGCGCAGACGAGAACGAGAGCTGAACAATCAGAACTGA